ATAATGCCATTCCAACTGGCCCCCCTAAGAAACCTACCAATCTACCTAAAATACCCCCTGCTACAGCCCTAGCTCCAGTACCTGCAGCCATTTTAGCCATACCAAAACCAAATCTAGAAGCTGCTCCCCTAGTAGCCATTCTTGCAGCTCCAGTAGCTCGTGCCGCTTTTGCTGCTGCAGATGTAGATTTAAATGTTTGGTACCCTCCCATAGGAGTTCTTACAAAATAACCACCAGTACCTCTAAATAATCTTTTATTATAACCAAACATACCCCCAGAACCAGCCGCAGAATAAGATGAAGTCATCCTACTAGCAGCAGCATATTTCATAGAAGCAGCAGTCATTCTATTATATGCACCTGTAGTAGCATTAGCCATTGAAATAGCTGAGTTACCTGATTGTAAGTGTAATAATTTTAAACCAGCAACTACACTCCTATATGCAAATGACACTGTTTTTAAAGTAACAAAACCAGCAATAGCAGTAGAAACAAAACCACCTATTACTGGAGTATCAAATAGCCTTTCTAATCCCCCTAATACTTTAGTTAATACTTTTGATATAGATATAATTAAAGGGCCATTCTTTGTTGTAAATGATATCCACATAGATTCCCAAGCAGAACCCAATTTAAAGAAACTACCCCTTATAGTAGACATCATACTATTCATCACATTACCAGCATAATTAACACTAACATTAGATATATCGCTTGTAAATGTCTCGAACTCTTTTAAATTCCTTAAAAACAAAGAGGCAGCTCTTTTCCCCCTAACCCCAAATACTGATTGTAATATAGCTTGCTTTTCTATATTCATACCAGACCCAAAAGTTTTATCTACTGATTTACCAACTGCTTTCATAACTTGGGTCATTGACAATAGGTTACCAGATTGGTCTGTCACATCTTTAATGGTTAAGCCTAATTCAGCTAGGGCAGCTTTACTAGGCCCAGAACCAAATGATGAAAAAGCTCTTGATAAATATCTCATAGAGTTCTCCATAGCCACACCAGCCATAGAACCTTGCATACCAGCATTACCTAATGCCATTACCATAGCAGTTGTTTCTGGTAATGATATTTTTAAATCCATAGATGTAGAACCGGCATATTTTAAAGCTTCACCTAAATCAAATAGGTTAGTATTGGCTTTAGTAACTGCATAGGATAATATATTAGCAACATCATTGGTATATTCAAACCCCACCTTAAACTGTTTCATAACATTAGTCATGATATCTGCTGCCCCCCCTTTACCACCTAACTGAGATTTAGTAGAACCAGCTAAAGTTACAGCTCCCTGTATATTTTTCTCTACCTCTTTAGCTGACATACCAGCCATTGCCATAAACCTCATACCCTCAGCTATATCTTGAGGGTAAAACATAGTCTCTCTACCTAATCTCTTAGAAATATTAGTTAGTCTTAACTGTTCTTGTATAGTAGCTTGGGTAACAGCTTTAACAAATTGCATCTCATAACTAAACTCTGAGGCTCTTTTTACCATTCTACCCATACCCCTTAAAGCCATAGCTCCCCCTATAGCTAATCCAGCATAAAGGTTACGTTGATACCTCAGCTGTTCTTGCTGCATTAGCATTATCTGTGCTTGCAGCTGAGTAGCACTTCCCCTTATCTTACCAGCAGGACCAGAAAACTGGTCCTTTAGGTACATTGTTAACCCTATTCCTAAGGTTGAGCCTCCTAACATATCTTATAAGTTTATGATTTAGTTTTTTCTTCTAATTCAGAATCAAATTCTAAGCAAAGATCTAAAAACTTTTTTCTTCTTTTATACGGGAGATTTAGAAAATAGTCAAACGTCATATTTAAACGATGTTGACAAATTACAAAAAACTCTCTTTCTAAATCACCCGAGGAAAGAAAAAATCAGAAGAACTTAATATGGGGAATTTCACAATTCTTTTATCTTTAGGATGTTGGATATCTGAAAATAGATTTAATAGGTTATCATTATTTTCAACATCATACCTTATTTCTGACATATCCTTAGAACTAAAGTTTTTAAAGTTTTCTACTTCTACCCACCTATTATTAACATTTAATTCTATCCTTCTAGCTAATAGTTCTGAATTAATACTTGTATTATCTTCAGATTGGTTCATTTGGTAATTCTCCCCTATAGAATCAATAAAATGGTATCTTACTTTTTTACCTGAACTTAAAGTTATTTCCCTGGTACTATCTTTACCATGGATATGGGGCTTTATTCTATGCTTGTAAAAATCTGGATCTCCCTCTTTAGGGAATGGTTTAGAATAATCCCATATGTATAACCCTAGATCTTCTTCATATTCTACCTCTTCCTCTATACCATCCTTACCTTCCCAAGGATATGTAAAATTAAAGGTTTGACCTAATGAGAATATTCTTGATGCTATCATGATAAAGTACTTATCACATAACTTCATAGTAGCTGCTACATCAGATGATAATTTACCATTATCTGTATAATCTGTTGCAACTACTATACCACTTATAAAACTATCTGTAGCTGTACCCTCTTTTACTCCTAAAGCATTTGATAAAATAGAATCGTCTTCTCCATTTTGTTCTCTTAAAACTACCTTGAAGCCAGATGGTACTACTAACTCCTTAATGTTACCATAAATTTCTCTAAGTTTTTCTAAATCGTATTTCATAATTCTTTTATTCTTAATAGTACTTAAAAAGGCTAGAAGGGCTACCAAAAAGGGTACAACTTATAGTTAGTACCCTTGTAAGAATGGCTAAACCCAAAAAACAAAGTAATTATACTTTTGTCAACTTATCCAATGAAAATTCGACATTATCAATAGTATTATCTGAAGAATTTCTATCTAGTTCATGCCCTGGTAAAGAAGATGGCCAAACTCCCTCTGCTATCCAGGTATTTAGTACTGTAGCACCATCTTCTGCCATTTCTACTACTGTTACAACTTTTTTATAGATAGAGGGTGGAGCTCCACCCCCAATTACTGAACTTTGACATGTGTCAAACCAAGCCCATAAGTAATTATCTGATTGATCAGAGGGCATAAGTTTTTCACATACTAACTTACCATAAGAAACCCTACCAGCTGTTTTTATGTCATGGTTAGTATCTCCATGAGATACTTCCTCTATTTCTGCATCCGGTAATGATACTTTTTGAAATAGGAAAGGGTTAATCGGGTCAGGACTAATCTGTATAGAAAAGTTAAACTTTTTTCGTGGGTTAGCAAATTTTGCCATAATATTATTATTTAATTAATTTATTCTATATAAACCCCTTCTCCTTGGACTAACATTAGATTAAATGTTAATTCCTGTAATGAAGGTATGGGCCATATTTTAACATTAACCTTATATTTACCATTTTGAACATCTATAGCATTATTTACCTGTACATCATCAATGGTATTAGCATCCTGGTCACCATAATACTCATACTTATATATGGCTCTATAGGATGGAGATTCTAACCTATCAAAAAATGGTTTTATATGGTAATATAATTTTTTCCAGGTGAGTGGGTCATTAGGTTCTTCCAAATAAGATTCTAATATGGGTTTCAAAGTCTTCTTAATATATAGTACTAGCATAACTACATTAAGAAATTTCTCAGCATCATTACTAAATTGGGCAGAAAAATTACCAGATACTTGTACAATTTTGTTCTTTTGTACCATCATATTTATCTGGGCATTAGCTAAGGTATTTAAATCTGAAAATGATGCAGCTGTACCAAAATTATTAACTACCCCAATAGCATCGGGTACTGATCCCTTATTTTGGTTAGCTAAAGAATACCAAGGCCCATAGTTATTATAAACATAAGCTGCAACACCCAATACATCTCCCATTTCTGACATATTTTTTGTTTGTAGAGTTCTTTCATCCCTTATAGTAATACCCCCCCCAAAAAATACTCCATATTTAGAATTAGAAGCTACTGTACCCCTTTCGGTTACTAAACCAGCAGCAGTAGTAATGGAATTTGGTAAATGGGCAAAGAATACCATATCACCCCTAGCAGCTGCATATGTTATACCAGCTGCATTAAGAGCATCATCATCCATTTCTGGTACTGCCATTGCTACTCCATCATCAGATCCATTAAATGTACTCATAGCTGATGAATAATCTGTAGCTACATGACCTGCTGGGTCTACTCCCCCAGTAAAAGCTGAAGCTGCTGCAACTACCGGTACTAAAAGGGTAGCTGAAGAAGCATCTGCATAAGTAAAATTAAAGTTTTTAGAAGATGCCTTAACTTCATCTAAACAAGTTTGGTTATTGGCTATATCTTTATTAAAAGCTGGGATATTGTAATAATACTCACTTAATTCTGGTTCATCAGAATGTACCAATTCCATATTCCAATAATTAGCACTTCCATTAGAAGCTGCCTTAATCTCTACTGAATATTTATTATAATCAGCCCCCTTGTATTTTGGTTGTAAAGAGAATAAGGTTACTGGTGTGCCATCCCCATTAGCTATAGTTTTAGCTGTAGCTTTAACAGCAGGAGTACTTGCTGCATCTACTCTACAAATCCTTAATCTAGCACCCCTAGAAAGTGCCCTTTTACAAAGATAAGGAAAATCTGTAGAATCCAATAATCCCCCAAAAGTTCTTTCATATTGGCCCCAACTATTAACTAATGATTCTTCTAAACCGGGTTGTTCTATTGGGCCCCTCTTTGTTATACCTATTACAAAAAATATACCAGTAGAAGGTGTAGAAACCCCCTGAGTAAAATTTTTTATATTAAAGTTGACAACAGCTGTATTCGGCATATTATTATATTTTAAAAATTAATCTGTTTATATTCTATAAACTAGCAGTATTGTTCTTAATTATTAACCTTTAATTCATCAGTATAGTAACCCCATGAACCATCCATATACTTCTGTAAGTTAATATTTAAGGTTAATTCATTAATACTAGCTATACTTTCTAAATTATTATCTTCCCTATCCCAACAATCTGGGATTTCATAAGCGTAAACATGCTCAAGTACTCCAGAAGATTCTTGGTCTTCCTGATAATAATTTAGATACCTTATAAAAAATGATTTAGTAGAGTCATAGATAAATTTTATATAGGCTCTTCTAGGAATACTTATTGCTAATAATGAATTAAGTATTCTCAATTGTTTAATGGAATTAGCTACTAACCTAAAGTTTATATAAAAATCTACTGATTGAGGTGGAGTTATATAAACGTCATAGTTATTATTATCTGTATTCCATATAAAACTTTTTAAAGGATCTCCACCCAATGCTCCAGGTAAAAAGTTATCTGATTCAATAACTATACGCGGTGTAGATTTAATTCCTTTAGATTCTCCAATACCAGTTCCATAAAGCTCTATATAAAAGCCTTTATCATTTTTTATAGTATTTAAATCTGAATTCCAGTTAGCCATACCACTACTACTTTGTGGGTATCTAACAGTATCTGTTATATCTGGTAAATAACCTTTATCTACTAACTCTAACCTAATGGTTTCGAATATACTTCTTTCTAAATTTTCCTGTAAAGTTGAAATAGCTATATCTGACATTATATCTTAGTTAAGTTTATACCCCTTTTTATAAATTCTCTTCTTAAATGCCATTCTATATAAGTCTTTAATCCTTTTATACCACCAATATCATATCTAAATGTATCAGAAAATACTGGCCTTGGTTTAATTTTAGATGTACCATGTTCTAATACATTGGCATATTCAGAAACTGATAGCCTATTATTATCATACCTATGGTAACTTGCT